TAATAGGTCAACGTTATAATCTTCCTCATGGTACAGGTATTTATATTGGCTATGAGGGATTTACTAACAATGGTTATAACAGCATACTTATAAAAATAGCCCTTAGTGACCCTTCTTCTAATGTACGTAGGGTATTTAACTTAGATCCTGGGCATAGTTGGGGATTTAGAAGTATATATTATTGTGCTTGGAAAAAGGATATAAAACCTTATGTGGGTATTTAATGGTAAAGACATTCGTGATCATGATGATCTTAAAACAGGGTGTACTGATTTTGTTTATATAATTCATTATACTAATGGACAAAAATACATAGGCAAAAAGTGTATTGCTTCTATGCGTAAAAAACCTCCTTTGAAAGGTAAAAAGCGTTGTCGTAGAATTATGACACTTCTACCATTTGCGGATTATGAAGGTAGCCATGAAAGTGCAGAAGGTTTAGAAATTAAGTGTAAAGAAATTTTATACCAATGCAGTACTAAAAAAGCTGCTACATATTTAGAGTCAGGCTTATTATTTCATTACGATGCAATATTTGATCCTGAGTATTTAAATGAAAACATTAGTGGTGTTCATTACGATAATTCACTTGATGGATTATTAGAATAGCTAAAAATTAAACTCTCTTCAGAAATTAAGAGTTTCGCAAAACCGTAATTTCCGTATGGGTGAGAAGCCTTGTTCTATGGCCTTGTGGTGGAATTGGTATACACGCCGACGTAATTGGTGCATCGATTATTTCGGTACATATGACTGTTGGTATCAAACTAAGTTAAATTACTTAGGAATCTGACATTGAGCATGATTTGGTTTGTACACTAGATATAGGGCTCTATTGATTTTGTACTTACTAATGGCAAAAAGTGTGGGAGTTCGAGTCTCTCCGGGGCCAACAAATTTAATGAGGAAGTATGAAAATGAGTAATAAACCTGGTACGTGGTGTGTATCTAGTGAAACAAATCCTGAATGGGATTGTGAAGGTAGAACTTACTCTTGTGGTAATTTTTCAATTCCTGAAGAATGTCAAGAAGCGATAAAGAATAAAGAACAAAAACTTGGCGATCAGCCAGAAGATCTAATTTATGGGTATATGAAAGATTGAGGTGTGTATGTTTGCTAAAGTAAATAGAATAGAGTTTTCACCTCATGATTTAAAGTTACCTACTCGGTATTCATGTCTTTCTAATATAGATAAAAAAGTTATACGTGAAAGATACATAGATAAACAAAACGGTAAATGTTTTTACTGTAATAACAAATTAAATACTGATCCACCTACAGGTATTTTAAAATTAAAAGTTCATAAGAGCTTATACCCTAAAGGATTTTTTAATCGCCCTGTTCATCTACATCATAATCATGATACTGATATGACTATTGGTGCAGTACATGCTTATTGTAATGCTGTACTCTGGGAGTATGAAAATGAGTGATATGAAAAATATTCAAGATATTATTGAATCAATAAAAAATACTATCCCTGTGGAACTTACACCTAATAATTATTATGAAATACAGTCAGTACTAAATCCTAAGTATGGTGCAACTATATATCCACAGAATGTACATAATGACGGTGCTGGATTTTTTGTTTATAAAATAAAAAATAAAGAAACGTTAACTCCTATGGAATTGCGGGATGTAGCTGGTGATAAAGTTGCTAATGAACTAATCGATAATTGTTATAAGCTACTTAATAAGGAAAATCATTATGAGTGACGGTAAAGTATTAATAAATAAAGAAGGTAAATTTCTTAGGTATAATGAAATTAGTTCACACGGACCTGGTACTTGGTACATGGCTAAATGGGTTAAAATGTTAAATGATGCTTCAGTTATACGCAGTTCTACAGAATTATCAAGACTTCAATGGAAGGAAGAAAATCCATTAGATACTGCAGTATCTGAAATTAATGCTACAGTAGTACGTACTGTAAAATTAGTGAAATAATCTGATGAGTAATGTATCTGATAAACCATTTTTTGATCCAAAATACTTTATTCCTGTAAGTGCTTACGCATCTACTGATCTAGTTAATGTTACAGATATTCATATGAGTATAGATTGGGGTTCTAACGAAGACCATACTTGTATATGTAATGTAACTCGTATTACAGATGGCATACTGCATGTTACCGATATTAAATATTATGATTCTAAAGGAAAATTAATATGACTATTGATGTAACTTATAAAGTACATAGCAGTAAATGGCATATTCTAAAAGCTTTAGATAACTTATCTACCTATGATACTTTAAGTTTCGATACAGAAACTCGTGGTGTTTACACAAAATCTGAACGTAAAGAAGCTTTACTATATTTAAAAGGTGAGAATCTACCGGTAGATAAAAAAGGGCTTGCACTACAAATCGCAGCTAATAGTGGATTAAGCTTTCCTTCATTAGTAAGTGTTACTCATTTTGTATTTGGCATATCTGAAAGTGAAAGTGTAATAATTGTATGTCATAATACAAATTTAGAAATACTTATTTGGAATTGGATTGCAAATTATAAGGGTTTATTATTGGTTCATAATTCATCATTTGATTTAAAGATTATGTATCAGCGTATCAATAAATTTCCTATGAATTTTGAAGATACACAGCTATTATCTAAATGCTTAACTAATAATGTTAATGTATGGCAATGTAAGGTAGGACTAAAAGATCTAATGGGTGTTTACTATGACCCTTCATGGGCTTTATTTAAGGATTTTGAAGTAGATAATTTCAAAGATCCTAAATTCTTGCAGTATGCCAGTATTGATGGTGCTGCAACATTTAAACTATGGTATGACATTCAAGAGTATATGTACGGAGAAGATAATGGCTAATGGTTCAGCAGGTTGTGGTTATGAGTACCGTGGAAATACCATTGGTTCAAACAAAGGTTACACATGCCCAGCTCTTAAAAGATATGGTAGTGATTTTACATGTATAAAGTATGGCAAGATTTTAAAAATTAAAGTGTGTTATGACTTAGTATTTGAAGAAGTTCCAACACAGCAACGTGGATCATTTTGGTATCATGAAATAAGAAAATCTACACCTGTAGAACATCCTTTTCGTTGTAAAGAATGTGGGAAGTAATTTATGAAATCCTTAAAAACTAAATTTAGAACTTGGGTGCAAAATAAACTTGGTATAACAAAATTACATGAAGAAATAAGTAGTTTACAAAGAGAGTTAAACTATCATCGTAATTTTGTTATAGATAAAGTTGCTGAACTAAAAAAGTATACTGTAGTAGATGCCGATATAGGTGAAAGAGGCAATAATACAATAATTTTAACTGGTGTATATCGTAATAAAGCTTTTGTAAGATTTTACGATATAGGTGATGGGGAATTTATTCAACTAATTAATCAAATGAAATACATGAGAGAACACTGCTTAATTCGTAATATTGATAAGCCACCTAATTTTCATGGAGTATTTGACATATGAAACCTAAGAAATTCCTTATACAACGTTTTAGCCATCAATTAAAATGCGATATGGGGCTAGAAGGATCTTTAAAACAGCTTATAGATTGGCAAGTAAGAAATCATGGTATAAGTTCATTACAAAAAGTTTTAGTTACTCAGTTAAGTTATAGAACAAAAACTACTCCTATTAAGTATGGACGTAGATGTGCTGCTTTGATTGGTACTATTTATGATCAATTTGAAGGTAATGATGAATTGCTTGATATAGCTATAGAAGCTATTAAAGAAGCTGAAAAAATACTTGAAAAGTAATTAGGTGCGTAATATGAGACCAATTGAATTTTTACCTATGCCACACCCTAAAGATTTTGATCCATCTGTAGACCTCGATGAGTTAGAGCCTGATTTCTTTTATAATAATTTTGTCAAACACTTTATACCTGACATGATTCAAATGATGGATACTGGGTTAACTATTGACCAGGATGCTGTTGAAGATTTGCGTAAAACTGTTGAAGAAGTATTGCTCAGTGTTATAAAGAGATTAGAAGATAATCCTCTTATTAAACAATTTCAATTAGAACGTTTACCGCAAGCTCAAAAAGATCACGCTGAAAAATGCACACAAGCTATACGAGAAGTGGACCATTATATAAAAGATTTTAACGATAAAGATGTAGTACATCGTACATGGGTAGTTAACACGTATTTAACTAAAATACATAAACCTGAAGATGCTAAGGACAAATGGGTATTAAAGGATCTTAAAAAATATAATATTTTTTTAAAAGATCCATTTATTCGTGCACTTTGTGATAAAAGAAGGTTAACTACCAATGCTGATGTATGTTTGGGTATGCTATCTTTAGCAAAATACAAATTAGAATTATGGAATCGTCCACGATATGATAAAGCTGAAAAACCTGTAGTTTTAGATACGTTTAATCCCGGTAGTTCAAAGCAGATGAAGGGATTTTTTGAAATGGTAGGTGTTGAACCATTAGCGTATAGTAAAGAAACAGGAGAAGCTTCCTGGGGGCGAGATCAATTAGTATTAGTACAAGAAGTAACATCAGAAGGTGCTTTACAAGATGCACTGGAAGCTATGATTGATTTCTCTTTCAGCAGTATTATTAAAAGTAACTTTTTAAATGCATTCGATAAATTTACTATTGACGGTGTGTTACATGGCAATATACGATTATTTGGTGCTAAGTCCTTTCGTAATACCAGTGATAAACCAAATTTATTTAATATGCCTAGCACAAAATCTATTTACGCTAAACCCTTGAAAAAGTGCTTTAAAGCACCTGAAGGGTATGTAGTTTATGCTATTGACTATTCAGCTCTTGAAGACCGGGGTATTGCTAATTTAACTGAGGATACTAATAAATGTAATATCTTTTTAGAAGGTCTTGATGGGCACTCTCTGAACGCCTGTGGCTACTTTCCTGAGTTAATTGAAGCGATACTAGGGCCAAACGTAGATAACGTTGCCTATGTACGTAAATTTAAGGCAGGAGTGGATGATGGGGATAAGGAATTGGATGCAATTCGATTCAGATCTAAAGCTCCAACCTTTAAATTAGCTTATGGGGGATACCCTGATGCACATAAAGGGGGTGTTATTACTCAAGAAATATTTGATAATTACCATAATGTTCTTTACCCAGGTATTACTGACTACCGGGAAAACTACGTATTAGCTACTGCTGAACGTCAAGGGTACATTCACTTGGGCCTTGGGTGTCGATTATACACAAATGACCCTAATGGACAAATACGGACTTTGCATAATGCAACATGCCAATTTTGGAGTATTCTTACACTAATTGCTATCAACGAATTAAATTATCAAGCTCGTGAACAAGGTATGTCAGAGGATGTAATACCACATTCAACAATTTATGATTCACTTTATATTTATGTGAAAAAAGATGCTGAATCAATTAAATGGTTAAATGACACTTTAGTACCAATCATGAATACTGATTACCTTATAGATACAATTGTACCTAATGAATGTGTTGGAGAAATAGGTAATAATTGGGCTGAATTAAATAGTATTCCAAACAATGCGTCTATTAAAGATATACAAGAGGTGTTAAATGACTTATAAAAAAGATGATGTTATAAAAACATGGTTTAATCCTGCTGCAAAAATCATAAGTGTATCTCCGTATAAAGGTAGGTATTCTTTGTATTTTAAAAATGTACTTAAAGTAACTGCGCCTAAAACTGAACGTGGTTGGATGGAAATATTGGAGATACAAGATACCTAATAATGCTTCTTTAGATGAAATACAAACTATATTGGATAAATTATGAGCAAACTTACTGATGATTTACAACAGGCAAATATTAAAGGTTTGAATCCACCACAAAATTGGACTCATAGAGCAATAACGGAAATACGAATACTCAACAATAAAATTGAGATGCTTGAAGAAAATATTGAATCTTTTAATATGTATTTTGACGATAAAGGTATTGCTAGAAAATTAGCTGATAATGAGTATTCACTAAGTAGTCGTATGGAGTTATTACTTCAAAAGCATCGAGTTGAATTTGTAAGTGCTGTAGCTAAGTTGATACAAGATATGCCATAATAGGTGTAAGTATTATGAAAAAATTATCTAAAAGTAAACGTAAACAAATTATAAAACACTTACTTACTACTCAAGGTAACTACTGTATTTGGTGTCATAAAGAAATGGAAATTCCAGAATCAGGTGAACCTGCTAAAAATATTAATAATATGGTTACGGTAGAACATTATTTTGCTAAAAAATTAAATGATATTAATAATACTAAATTACTATTATTAGCTCATAAAAAATGTAATAGGTGATAATATGAAACATGATGGTATTGAAGTTAAAATTGAAGACATAAAAAATACAGCTGAACGCCATGGTTGGGAATTTTTAACTTATCAAAAAGACATATATATGCTCAGTTTTAGTAAAGAAGATATGCGTATAAATGTTTACGTTACTAAAATGACTGTAGCAACTTGTATTGACCATCCGAAACAAGGTAAAACACAAATGTTTCGTAAAAATGTAAATAAGTTTATGTTAAATAGAATTTTTAAAAATCCTAGAATTCACACTGATAAGGGATACCAGAAAAAATGAATAGAGGTACTCCAATGTATAATGATGTTACTCACTATCAACATCCTGAGTATTTAAAAGTAGAACCTATTTGCAGAAATGGTAGTTATCATTTAAAAATAACTACAAATAGGAAAAAAGTTACATGTGAAATATGTAAGTTAAAAATTAAATAAAGGTTTATAATTATGTCACCACAAAATCCATTAGTTTATGTACCAGCAACAGTTCCTGATGATGCTAAGTTTAAAATCAGTCCAAGCTCTTTTTCTAAATTTATACAAACACCGCATGATTGGTATCGCAATGAAGTACTAGGTGAAAAATCTTTTACACATAGTACATCTACTGTAATTGGCACTATCGTACATTACTGTGCAGAAATGGTTACAAAAGAACAAATGGTGGATACAGTAGCTATTAATGAATATATTGACATGTTAGACATACATGACGATTATGATCCAGCTGTAGTTCGTGAACAATATATTCAAATGGCAGAATGTTTAGTCAATGACTATGTATTAGATCGGGGATTTCTTGAAGCTGAAACACAACATGTTACTGAAGTTGTGCCTGGATACTATGCTGGTGGTACACTTGACAGACTTGAAGGTACTAAAAATGATTGTATGGTTGTTGATTATAAATCGTATAGTTCAAAAACTAAACCTAAAGTTATACCAATTTACTATAAATATCAATTATTAGTATACGCAAACATTCTTAAACAAAACGGATATAATCCTACTCGAATTCGATTGGTATATATAAATCGTTTTATCAATGGTGGTACTAGTGAAAAAACTGGTAAACCTTTAAAATCTTATCCACCAGAAGTTACTGTACTTACTGAAGTATTAGAAGACAGTGATTTTGATTTTATTGAAGGATTGTTAAAGTTATGTGTAGACAGTATTAAAGCTACTGAAAAACACCCTGAATTAACTCATATCATTTGGCATGACCCACGTTTAAAAGTGTAAGGAGTGTTGTATGGATTTCTTTGGTATTGGTGCTGCAATGAAAAGCATGGCTGCTGTTTATATACGAAGTTCAAGAGGTACAGGACGTACTACTACTATGCTTAATAGTTTACAAAATGGAGATATAGTTGTTTTTGCAGATACTCGTGAAACAGAACGTGTTAGAAAGCTAATACGAAGAATGCATTTAGACGTAAAGTGTATTACTGTATCACCGGACCATCCAAATAGACTATTTGAAAGACCACCCTGTAATGGAAGAGTATTTTTTGATCATTCCTGGGTTGAAAATTGGTATTTAAATGCTATGCACTCTGCTGAAAAAGATTTACAAAATTTAGAAAATGCTGCAACTTTTGATAGCCAAAAAAACTCATATGATTCTCGAACAGCAACTTATGAAACTCGAAAATGGAGTGAGATATAATGCTTGAAACCGTTGGAATTGGCTTACTAACTGCCTTAGCATTTGCTATAATAATGTTTAAAATCAATCTTGAATTTTTTGCTAAATACCATTGGCAAACAGACGTTATTGTATCAGCCGGATTAATGTTTTTATTTTATGGAACTTTCAGTGGTATGGTAATCGCTTTGATTGCTGGAATATTTTTAAGTATATTTTTATACATTTCACGAATTATAATACAACCTATCTAAGGAAAAATAATGAGCAACATTAAACTACTCGTAAGTAGCCTACCTAATATTGGTAAAACCACATTGTTAAAAACATTGACTGATACTTTGGTAATTGCCAGGGATGGTAAGAAATACCCATTTGAACAACCTCATGTCAATGTTCCTGATTTTACTTCAGCAAAAGAATTTATTTCAATTATTGAAGATGCTGTTGAAAAATATGAAAATAAAATGGGCTGTCTACCTAAAACAGTAGCGTTTGATTCAATATCTAAAATACTTTTGGATATTGAAGGGTACGTACTGGAGCAAGTAAAAGCTTTTCCATATGGCAAAGTTAATACTGAAATCAAACAAGTAGTAGACTTTATTGAAAGAGATATGACACCTGTATTTAATATAGTGTTAGTTTCACACGCTATGTACAGTGAAGATATATCTGGGTACAACTTAGTGAATGCTGGTGGTAGTTATGGTAAGAAAGGTGGTATGCTTTCTGAAGTTGATGAAGCTATATTTGTTGAACTGAAAAGTAAAAAACGTATTATTCATTTCAGGAATTCAAAAATGGTCTCTCGCACAACAATGGAAGACTTGCCTGAAACTATGGCTATTGAAGAATTCAATTTACAAACACATATTGAATTACTGATGCAAAAACAAAGTAAAGCTGAAAAGTGGTCTTTGTAGTTTAAAATTAACGGTTTATATTTTACGTGAATGCAATAGGCTGATCACTTTTGATCTGCAGTGAACTAGATAACAGTGAGCTAATCGAACTATATAAACCTATTTATTTAATGCTGGTACTTTTACCTTCAGGCAACAATGTGCGGAAGGGTGACTATAAGTACTAGCTATTTATCCTCGTAATAATAATTTGGTTATTACGTTTTAAACCTTAGGGTTGACACCCTACAAATCTCTGTGAGGTATAAAATATGTCATTTGCTCAATCAAGTAAAAAAGCTGAAGACTTAAAACAATCAGGCGGTGCTTACATTAATGGTTCTGGTATTTATCCTGTAAATATTATTGCTCCACTTGTAAGTGTATCGAATGGTGGTTCTACATCTGTTGATATGTATGTAAACTATGCAAAACAAAAACAAGTTATTTATGGTAACCTTCGAGTAACTAATAATGACGGTACACCAAATAAAATTGGTGCAAAAATCTTTAATCAACTTATGATTATTGCTGGTCAGGATGACGTTGCAGATCCTATTGAAGCTGAATTACCTATTGGTAAAAAAGAAGCATTGAAAGATTGTGCGGTTCTTGAAGACTTAGCAGACTTCGATGTACTGATGCGTGTTCAAATGGAATATGGTGCTTATAACGGCAATATTACAGAAAAAAAAGTCATTAAAGGTTTCTATCGTGCAGAAGATAAAGCGACTGCTGAAGAAATTGTTAATGAATCTGAAGCTGGTTCTGGGTATGAAGCTGATCAAAAGTATGTGAATAACATTACTTATAAAGACGATGTTACACCGGAACAAGTTTTTGCCTGGATTGCTGCTAAACGTCCTGAAGGTACTGCTGGTGATACTGATGATAGTGCAAAAGCAGGTACTAAAGATCCTGCTTTTGGTAAAAAACGTTTCGGTAAACAAACGTAGTATTTTCGCGTGACAGCGATTTTTAAAACAATTATTGCTACCATCATTGCTGGTGGTGTACTAATTGCTTCTTTCTACGTTGCTTACTTAATGCTTGTTGTAGTTGTGTTAAGTATCGTAGGAGGAATTTCTTATCTGTTTTTCAATAAAGATAAAATTTTTACTGATGAAATGGATTAATATTTTGTTTTAACCCCATTAGGGGAACTTCTGTATTGTGAAGTGTGCACTATTGATTAGACGTACAGGTATATCCTGCTGTATAAATCAGTTTTGCATGTAGAAACTATTCTGCTCCCCTATTTAACGCAAGGTAGCTCAGTTGGTAGAGCGGTCTGAACCATCATAACTTTTGTTATGCAGCTTAGTGTGAAAATGAATATGATAATTGGCTGGAAAGTGTAGCGCAGCACTGAAAAGTTTTTTTGATTTGCCATAATGAAGCTAAGTGTAAGGATGGATGTACATCAGACATGTCGGTAGTTCGAGTCTATCCCTTGCGACCAATTTTATAAGAGGTGTTTAAATGGAAAATCCAGCAAACACTGATAAAAAACGTATTCAGCCTTTTACTATTAGGTGGAATGAAAAATTAGGACGTAAAGAATGCCCTTATATGCGAAGATGGGTATTTAATTTTTACTTATTTTCGATTCGTATTCACCAGTGGTATAGATCAGATGATGTACGTTATAAACATAATCATGCATTTAATTTTATTACAATTGTATTGAAAGGTAACTACCTTGACGTACAAGATGAAACTACGGATTTTTTAACTGCCGGGTCAGTACGTTACAGAAAAGCTGATCATACACATTTTGTAGGTTGGCCTGCATATGGCACAATTACATTATTGTTTTGTGGGCCTAAAATACAAAATTGGGGATTTTTTGTTAATAATAAATTAATGAGACCACTACGATTTTTTAGTCGTTATGGTCATCCTCCGTGTGATAGCCAGTAAAGAATTTCATTAATCTTACCTTACTAGGTCATATAACCAGATGTCAGTGTACAAATCTACTCTGCCTTGGCTACTTTGGTAAGAGGTGAAATAAGGCCAAACCCAGGTGTCCTTAGAGTGGTGTAAGTCCACGTCCTGGTCTAATTTACGTAGTGATTAACGAAAAGATAGGAAGGGTATCTTTGAACCTTCCCTGCAATGACCTGTCAAGGCCAGGTAGCAGGTAAGTTGTCTTAAGCGAGGATGTGCCGGTTAGATTCTAAGCGACTGTTCAATCACTACATCTTAAAATAATAGGAAATACTATGGAATTTAAAACAAAATGTAATTTAGGTGATACTGTATGGTTTATGAAAAATAATAAACCTATAGAAGTAATAATCACTTCTATTCATATATTTCACAGTGACGGAAATTTAAATAAAATTAAATATTCTGCCAGTAATATAATCAATTCTATTAGTTGGATAGACCATGAAAATTTATTTGAAAATACAGTGTTCAAACTAAAAAGTGAACTTTTAGAATCACTATAATTAAAATACATGTGTTGGAATTACTGAACCAACACCTATTGGTTCTAATGGTGTATGCAGTAATCCACCAAACGAGTTATGTTTATTTAAAATGTTAGCATCAATAATAGTATTAATATTATTATTTAAGGCTTCTTCTAACATTAATTCAGTAGCTAAATTTACTGGCTTATCCCGGACCATACGATAAATAACTTTCTGAATTCGTAACCAGAATGAAGGAAACATTATAATACCAATATCGCTAAGCTGTTTTATAGCTAAGGGCATATTTTCTTTATAGTCTGGGAATGAATCTAATACTTTGATTCTTGCAGCATCTGTAGATAAGCCCTCAGTCTCCACCAAATGACGATAAAGAGTTTCTTTAGCTAACACATCTGTAAGGTCAGTAATCGAAGCACCTAAGCGTACAGCCTCACTACCAGGGCTATTCGTGTACTGAGAAACGTAGTTTATAATATCTTCTTCAGTACGAATTTCTTTAAGCCTGTTAGCTACTAAATCTAGTTCTTTCTGAACGCCTTTACCATTCTTGCTGGTTTTACCGGCAATTTTTCCTATATAAGTTAAAAAATCTTCACCGTTAAATCCTAAATTTTGTAACTGTAAAATAAAATGTGATACTACATTTTTATTTCCTGCTTTATCAATTAAAAGGTACTCAAGAGCAGTGTGCATGTCTGCCTGGAGCCCTGATAAAGTATCTGCATTTTTAGCTACCAGGTCAGAACCCAAGGAGTTTATAAATCCTTTTTGTTGAATATCACCTAATGAATTTCTGCTGGCTCTATCACGTAAAGATTTTAATTGTTTCTTAATTTTTACGCTGTCTGGTTTAGCTGTCATTTGAACTTTTAATTGTATTATTTGACGTTGCAAATCAAAATATTCTTGAAAATCTTTTGTAATATTTTTATAGTTTTTAGCTATAAATACAGGAGATACTCCCATTACACCTAAGTATGATACATTTGAAATATTATCATTTGCAATTTTAATAGGATTCATAACTACCATACCAATTTTGGCACCGGCTATTAAATCTTTAACAATTCTCATTGTCCATTTCATTTGAGGATTTTCAAATAATGATGAAGCACTACCACCTAACAACCAGTGTGAAATGTCTTTTCTCACTAAGTCAACATTACTATTAAAATCTTGAATATCAGATACTCTATTACCTACTGGTTTATACTTAGCACGAATTGATGCATCTAATTCCAAATAAGATGTGCCTTCTTTCATTTTAATAAACCAAGGATTATCAATATTATTAGAAGCAATAATTTCTTTTAACTTGGTAGTATCATTACCAATAACCATTCTAGTATCTTTTCTTAATAATTCATCACGAATAATCTGTGAGTCCTGAATTGCCATATTATGTGCAGTACTTCGTACTAGCCCTTGGCTAAAATCATCTACTAACCCTAAATCTATTTTTTGTTTTTTAGTTAACCTAAATTTGTAACCTTCTGTTGTTTTAACTACATTTTTATATTTTTTCTTATTTTCTGTTACTGTTATATCAGCAGAATTTAACTTTGTATCAGTATAAGCTCCCATTATTTGGGAAGAATCAATAATAGGTTTATACACTACACCAAGTTGAGTACCGGTTGGCATAGTTAAAACTTTCCATCCTGTATTTTCTCCATTCTCATATTTTTTAAGATCCTTTAATTCTATCGCTTCAACACTAAAAGGTTCTTTATAATAATCCATAACTAAACTATCAGTAAGTTTACTTTCTCCATTATTTTCCATTAAACTCAATTTATTGGCTACACTATTATCTTTTATCAAATTGACTAAATCTGTGTTTTCTAACAAACTTTCAAAATCTTTAGATCCGATAGTTTGAATAGACTTTAGAGCCAATAATTTTCTTGTATTTTCACCGAGCACACCACCTTTTTGTGTATCACCAGCTTCTAAATTATAAATTTTACCTCTAACATTATCTTCATGCATAACATTCCATGCAATTAAATCATCAATATCTTGTATAACATTCTTTTTACCGACTTTCTTTAATTCTTTTTCAAGTCTTAACACTTCCGACGCTATCGCGTCTTCAGTTGTTAAGTCACTTGCCAAAATAAAATAGTCATGTAAAGGCATGTCAGACACAAAACGTCCTATAGTTGTTTTTTCTTTTTCACTTAATGACGATAATAATTGATTAAATTGTCCCATCTGATCATTTATAACTGATGTTTGTTTTGCCATTACAGTTGCAAATTCTGCTAGTATGTCAGCTTTTTTATTTTTATTAACACCTTCACCCGTTATGGTATGCATTATTTGTTGTAACGCTTCAGATTCATTATAAATACCTGATATCTTATTCACTACGTCAGTGTACACAGGGAATACTTTTTTCATTATTCCATGAGCATTACCTACAATACGTTTTCCATTTCGTTCAAGTTTGCTGTTAAGCATACTGGCTACAGCGTAATTCAAATAATTCAAACTTCCTTTAGTTCTTTGAGAATTTTGTACTTTGTCTTCACCAGCACCAAATGTTTTATCGAACTCAGTTAAATAATGTTTTGCTTCTGCATAATTTTGTTCTCTTTGAGTTTCCCCTTGAGCTACAGTACGATTGATGATGCTGTATAATTTTTCTACATCAATGTCTTTTTCAAAATCTGCGTCAGTAATTGTTTCGAACTGTTTAGCTATTTTTTTAATGAATGCTTTAATGCGCTCTTTTATATTAGCACCCGTAGTTCTGCCTAATACAGCATACATCTCTGTAGCAGTATCTGTTTCAGAACTCATGACAGCAATAAACTCAGCCACTCTTTCAGCCTGGTCTGTTTGTCCATTAATATACCTTAAGCGTTCAACCAGCTCTCCAGGCATATTTTCAAGTTTTTCCTTACTAAGGCTACTCACATAATTCATTAACTGTGTTATTGATTTATCAAAATACAGTATTTCTTTATGCTCTGGGCTACCTTCATTTTCTACAGCTTTTTTAATTTGTGCTACAGTATTAGCATGTGTAATTTCATGCTCAATCAATTCTTTTTGTAATTTACGGTCATCTTTATTGCTTAAATCTAAAGGTTTACCAGCACCCCTGCCTTGGTCAGTACCAGAAATTATAATAGCGTCATCTTTAGGTATAAATTCATTTTTACTGCCAAGTTCAATATCACTTCTATTGACCATAGATAAAAAGTTAGTAATGATAGAAGATTCCCCAGACAATTCTTGCAATAGTTTTATTCCACTATTTGTTGTGCTTGTTTTTTCTTCAGAGCCTTTAGTTTTAACCGTAGCTTTTTTAGTTTTTTGCGTCTGTGAAGTTTTCTCTTGCGTTTTTGTATCGCTATTTGCAAATTCATTATATGCTGTCCCATCACCAATTAAAGCATTAGTATCATCATTAAATTGTGAATTAATAATTTCAGCCTTTGTTTCACGAGTAGCTACAATTTCATCCAACAAATTTTTATACTCTGCTAATTCTGCTATCTCGGGAGAGTACGCAGCAATTGCTCTCATGGTAGCTTCATGTACATCATATTTTTCAATAATTTGTTTAGTTGCTATTTTATATTGAGTTTCCATTGCGCGTATAT